TCAGGTCTATCTCCTGCTTCAGATCATAGCCTCTGGTCTTACCCTTACAAGCCAGGTAGAACTTGATGGCCTTGATGTCGCCGTTCTTGATGTTCTTGAGCAAGGCGCTCTCAGCCAGATCCAACGTCATCTCTGACGCCTCAGCTATGGCTTCCTTGCAGGCCTCGTCAAACTGGGGATCCTGCTTTCTCCAGAGCCAGATGGTCTTTGAAGATCCAAGGCCTACCTTCTTTATTGCTGAGGTTACAAGGCCGCCGGTCTCCTTCAGAGCTTCCAGGAAGGCCGCCTTGATCACAATCATCTCTGACTTGGTGTACCTCTGTCCACTTTTTTTCATCTCTCAAACGAATTTATCCCATCGTAATACTGCTTGTAAAATTCAAACAGTCCACGATCTATAGTGATACAAGTGTTTTCTGTTCTCGGATTGGTATTGATGTTCGCTGAGCTTTGTATGCCAAAACTCCACAAAGGGCCTTCTCCAGCATAGACCTTGCTATGATTCCTGAACAACGCATACCGTCCTAGATCCGGATGATCCGAATAGAGCCGCTTCAGCATATTGAACTCCACAGCATAACTCCCACTGAAGATCTCTCCGACATAGATGTCCAGCTTCTTGATCTTGCCGGATTCAACCCATTCCCTGAACTGCAGAATATCCTCAGCGCCCATGCACCAGGTAGAGGCTAGACAGTAGTCGAGATCCTGCTGCCGGAGCACGGCCTTCAGAAAAGACAGACTATCTACATCTCCAGCCGTAATGAAATTGTACGAATGGCCTTCCTGGAAACAAAAGCCTGGAGCCGCCAAAGCATCCAGCAGCTTGCTCTCACTGAAAGCCCTTCTGTACTCGAATTTCGGAGTAAGCTCAAAGACCTCTGTACTCCGATGCTTCCGGCCTTTTGGCTTTTCCGGCTTCTCTTCTATGCCCTGCTGAGGCTGTTCGTCAAAAGAGAACAAGTCATCAAACATCCCGCCTTTAAGTTCCATCCTGCAAAACTTTCTTGATGTATAACTGCACCCTGGCCTGAGCGTCACTCTTCAGAGGCTTTCCCTTCAGAGCCCGCTGCACCGTCCGGACATCCAGGTTGCAGGCTTTGGCAATCTCAGAAGGTGTCTTGCCGCAAACCCGGATCAAGCTGGCAAACTCCTTCAGACGCAAAACCTCATTGGCCATAAAGTCCGTCTCCTTCAGAGCTCCATCGTGTATGTGAGTGTTTACCTCGTTCACATTCATATCTACTATGCTTTTCTCAAAAATATGCAAATGCTAATCTACATTCCGTTCCAGTCCAAACATTTCATCGAATCGCCTCAATTCCTTTATCCTCTCCAGCAGTGCTGACTGACAGTCTCCCTTGCCGGAAAGCACTCCCATCACTCTCTCATCCATCGTTCCCTTTGCTACCAGATGGTACAGAAGCACCGGCTTGGACTGGCCTTGCCGGTACAGCCTGGCATTGGCCTGCTGGTACAGCTCCAGATTCCATGTAGGAGAATACCACACAATGATCCTTCCTCCCTCCTGCATATTCAGGCCGTAAGCCACCGATGCCGGATGACACAAAAGCAGCCTTATTTTTCCTTGATTCCACCTCTGCAGTATATTCGGCTCCCCTTTGAAGACTTCAGGGCTGTACTGGCTGAATTCGACTGAAATCCGGTACAGCTCATGCAAGAAGGAATAGTAGACCAGCACCGGCTCTTCTGTCGCTTCCAGAATATCCGCCAGAGCCTCGATCTTGCTCCTTCCGACCTCGTGCCAGTCATGCTCGGAATCATACACTGCACCGCCAGAATACTGCAGCAGCTTGTTCGTAAGAGATGCAGCCGTCACGGCTTCAATGGTCGTCTCGTCCACGCAAAGCAGCTGGTCTTTCTCAAACTTCTGGTATCCTCGCTGCTCCTCCTCAGAAAGCTCCAGAGTCATTCCTGCCTGAATCAGCTTTGGCATCTCCAGATAATCCTCAGCCTGCATGGAAAGACAGATGTCTGAAATCAGATCCGAGATCTTCTCTCTGGATCCAGGCTTTGCAATCCACTCATATACGACATGGCCGTTATTCCTTCCTGGACGGAAATACGCCTGACGATACATAGTCAGTGTCTTCCCGAGTCTTTCTCCATAGTCCAGCAGCATCATCTGCGCCCAGAGATCCATCAGGCCGTTTGGACTTGGCGTTCCGGTAAGAAGCACCATCCTGCGGATCTTCCAGCTGATTTTCTTCAAGGCTTTCCAGCGCCTGCTTTGCGGATTCTTGAAACTGGTGCTCTCGTCTATGACTACGCTGTCAAACGGCCAGGCATCTCCATACCAGTCGATCAGCCACTTGGTATTATCTCGGTTGATGACGTAAATATCCGCTTCTGCTTCCAGCGCTGCTTTCCGCTTTCCTGGAGTGCCCATAACTACGGACACTTTCAGATCCTGCAGATGATCCCATTTCCGGCTCTCTCCAGTCCAGGTGTTTCTGGCCACTGATTTTGGCGCTATGACCAAAGTCTTGTCAATCTCCATGTAGTCTTCTTTCAACTCCTGGAGTGCCGTCAGAGTTGCCACAGTCTTTCCTAAGCCCATGTCAAGAAACAAGGCACTCCTTCGATGTGAGATGATGAACTCTTTGGCTCTTTCCTGGTATGAATGCGGAACGTACTTCATCTCTTTCTGATTTCTGTCTGCTCCCAGTCTACAACGCTGAGAAAATTATCCAGCGCTTCAGAACTGTCAATGATGGCCACAAAATATCCTAGTTTTCTCAGCCGGTCATGGCAAAGACGCTGCAGGGCTGTCGGCCGTTTTCCGCTGCTTTTCATTTCAACAAAATAGATCATCGCATGTGGCATCAGAACCATTCTGTCAGGAAGGCCACGATGCAGCTGGCTTGAGAGCTTCAGTGCTATTCCGCCTCTCAGCTCTATCGCTTTTCTGAGTTTTGCCTCCAAAACTTTTTCACTTTCGCCCATAAATTCCAATCTGTTTTATGGGACAATCGGGACTATTTCGTCTATAATAGCCTATATATGTCCTCTATGTCCCCCTATATACACGTTTCCTACATAAATGCCTTATTACGTTTTTTTGTAAATTTTATTGTCCCATTGTCCCATTTTAAGACTATAACCGTAATTCTCAAATAGTTACAAGCGGGACAATAAGCAGGACAATAGACGGGACAATGATTTATAGTCCCGGGACAATAAAATCGGCCATTTTTGCCCATTTTCCCCATATTGTCCCACAGTTTTTCCGCTTATTATGCCAGTCATTTTACCCTTATTGTTCCAGTTTTTCATGTAAAATTTCATAGGTTCTCTGCCTTCCGTAAACCTTGTCATAGACTCTTCCGATATACCTTACCTCCGGCATTGACTTCAAAAATCTGTTAATGTCTTTGGTCTTGTATCTGGTCTTTTCGTCCAGCTGCTGACCGTAAAGCTCGACCAGGATCTCAATAGCCGATACTGTCTTTCTCTTCATCCTCGGCTCCAGAGATGCCGTCTCGCTGGAGGTCTTGAACCAGTCCTGGCGCTGCTTCATCGTCATTGACTCCCATGTAGTCGGAAGCTCTTTCCTGATAAACGCCTCAATTAGTCCGGCTCTGTCATCAGCAGTTAGCTCGTTGTGCTCTTCCTGGAGTTCTCTGGCCTCTTTCTCCAGTCCTCCAGGGAGGTACAGAGTCTCATTCTCCTTGTAGCGCTGCAGCGCCTCAGCCCATATCTGATCCACCTCTCCAGGGAGGTCATTCCACACGTCTTTCGAGGTCATGTCCAGCCCGCATTCTACTACCCAGAAACGGCGGTTTCCGGTTCCGCCTTTCAGGAAATCTCTCTCATTCGTTGTGGCAAAGAATACGCACTGACGAGGATAGACCTCTGTCTTCCTTCCGTAAGCCGGTCTGTAGCTGTCTTCCTGCTTTGAGATGAAATTCTTGTAAGCCTCGCTCGTAGAGTTCTTGTAATTGGTCAGTTCGCCCATTTCCACAAGCCATTTTCCCCTGAGCTGTTCCATGCCTTCTTTCCCTTCTATAGAAGAGATGGAGTTGTCAAACCAGTCTCTGGCCAGTGTCCTTATCAGGCTGGTCTTTCCGATGCCCTCTGGCCCTATGAGCGTAAGGATATAATCGTACTTGATTCCCGGATCCATGACTCTGGCCACTGCTGCAGTAAAGTGTTTTCTGGTCATGGCTTTGACCAGCTCGGTGTCTTCGGCTCCCAGGTAGTCAATGAGCAGGGTGTCCAGCCTCGGCGTTCCATCCCACTGGAGCGTATTTAGATAGTCTCTTACCGGATGAAAGTAGTTCTGGCCGGCCACAAGGTCATTGGCGTCTATGATGGCCGTCTTTCCGGTTAGGCCTTTGTAAGCGCTGGAGATATAATCCACCAGGCCGTTGTCATCGTTGTTCGTCCAGAACTTGTCCAGGGCTTTCTTTCTCCACGGAAGGTCTTTTACCACCACATTCCTTCCGCAGAAGAGGTCAAGCTTGACACTATCTTTGATTTTGGGATCGTTTCTTAGAATAAGACTGAAATTGCACGGAGTAGACAGATATTTTCCTCTGGAGTCTTCTTTGAGTTCGCCGATCCAGTCCAGCTCTTCGTCAGTAAGATCCGCAAAGTCGTCATTCAGCTCACGGAATTTCTCTCTTGCCATAAGTCCTGAGACGGTCTTGTCTTCCCTGGCAAATTTCTCCATGGCCATAAAGCTTGGAAGTTTTGCGACCGGCGTGTTAATATCGGCATCTTGATCCAGATGCCTGAACTTGTGCAGACGTACAAGGTCAAACGCATTGCAAAGCTTTTCACAGCACGGATCTGTACCGTGATGGCTGTAAGCATATTTGTTGTCATAGACCACCAGGCCGGAGGCCGTTGTGCCGCCGATAAAAGTGTAACGGTCATCAGAAGCGGTCTTCTCATAGACATCCGGAAGGAACGTCTCTATAGCCTCAGCGATGCCGTAACAACGGCAGAAGGCGCCTATGATTCCTGGCTTGGTCACTGGATCTTCCTGCTTGGCTCCACGGCCCTGGACGAGCCTTTCCGTCCTTCTGTCTACCGGCCATTCTTCCACGTTCCTCCAGTCAGCATATCTGGATAGAACCTCGTCTACATCCAGAGGCTCGGTTCCCGGGCCTACCCGGAAGACAAACTCTCCGTCAATAGGGCAGGAAGGCCAGTACATGAGTCTGGATGGCTCGTAAGTCGAGGAGTCAAAAATGTTAATGTCGATGTACTCCGCAATCTTGCGAGCAACCGGTATATATTCGTCAGGACTGAGCTCTCTGGAGCAAGGAAGGACTAGCCTAAATCTCGGAGTCTCGCTGGAGTGTGAATGCGTTGAATAAAGGCAGAACTGAGTATCGTACAGAGTATCTGCTATGATGTCTGCAGTATCGGCCTGGCCATAGTCAATATCCAGCGTAATCAAGCTTCTTACAAGGACATTCTCTCCTTTTCTCCGGCCTCCTTGTATGACGCCTCCGACAAAGCCTCCAACGTCTTTGACCTTACCTTTCTGCTGCTTGGAAAGCAGGCGGTAATCAGCCACCGTCTCGCTCGTCCTCTTGCATTTCTGTAATCTGTCTACAAGCGTTTCCCAGGTTACAGATTTATTTTTCCAGTTGACGTCTGTTCTCGACAGACCTACTGCAATTCTATATGATTTCATAAACTAATCTTTTAAGTAGTACGGAGTCGTGTATCCGGCTCCGCTCAATGGTAATCCTGGAGCCCATGATACCGGCTCGGAAAAGATTTTCTGAATGGTGTCCAACTTGTCTTTCTCGGTTTCGCATATAAGCTCATCGTGCACATGGAAGACGATGCTGATCCCTGCAGCGGCCACTTTGGTCATGGCCACCGCCAGACAGTCTCTGGCCGTTGCCTGGATAATGTTCTCTGTGAGTTTCCCTCCAAAGGTCTCGATCCAGCACCACTTGTTTGTCTGCTGGCTGAGGCCCTTGTACCGGAGCGCTTCCGTTCCGAATTTTGAAGAGGTGCAAAGCTCGATGTTAGGATAGGAGATCAACCTTCCTGAAGGGAGTTTGATAGTCATCGTTTTCTCGTGCATCGCAAACTCCAGGGCTCCCAGGGAGATCGTCTCTCCGGTAGTACAGCAAGTTGTTGCAGCTCTTTCCACCTCAGCCCAGAAACGCACTATATTTGGATTTGCAGATCTCCATTTCCGGACGGTATCGGCTTCTTCCTGCTCGCTGAGGCCCAGGCGTTTTCCGCCCATTGCGTCCAGCGCTCCTACAGAGCCGCCATAGCCGAGAGCAAGCACGGCAATCTTTCCCTTTTGCCTCAGTTCGGCGTTCCGGCCATGCTTTTCAACTGGAACGTGAAACATCTGTGAGGCTGTTGCACAATAGATGTCGCCGCCTTCCCGGAAGAC